TAATAAAAGGCCCCACCAAAGATGCAATCCATGTATTTTGAGCAATAGGCATAGTTTCAAATAATGCATTCACTGCTTGACTGTTATTGTTTATTGTTGTTTTTACAAAATTAATTTGGTTTCTATTTAATTTAAGTTGTGGAGTTATTGGCAATTTAGCTGGAATAATCGCAACATTTCCTTTGGGCTTTAAATTTCCCAATGTGCCATCTAAAGAAACTGCGTCCTCTGCACTTACTGAAGTTGCAGGTATAAATTGATGAACTGCTATTCCAACAGTTTTACCCTGTAACATTTTGCCAAGTTCACTATTAACATCAATATTATATGTTAATCCTCTTGGGTTTGCTTTAAACACATACATTTGCTGATTACCTTGAGCAACAGGGCTTAATGTATTACCAAATAACATGTCTCCCCAGTAATATCCTGGACTTTTAGGTGTGCTTTGTTGTAAAGACTGCCAAGCATTTGCAATGGCACCATGTAACCCACTGCGATCTACACCTCTTGCTGTATCATAGTTAATAAAATCTTGTGGGCTGAAAATTTGTCTACCAGACCCATCCTTTTTATCAAACATATGTTTGTCAACTACAATGAATCTGCCATTTGAATCCCAACCCCATACTATAGCAGGGTAACCATCATATTTAATTGTTATTTGAGCTGGGTTCTTTACTGTATTAATAATGGCATTAAGTGCATAATTTGCTCCATCTGTGCCATAAAATGCTGTAAGATCTTCTGGATGTGTAAGATGTTTTTTACCTACTTGGACCTGTTCTGTTAAAATTTCATTTATTCGCATATTAATACCTAGCTTATACTACGAGCAAACTTGGCAGCAAGAGCATAATTTAACTTGTCTTGTTGTCTTAAAAGCATGATTGCTTTTAATGATTCATCATATAAAGTAATTTCTTCCGTAGTTACTGGGTTTCCTCTTGCTGTTCCTGCTGCTCTAATTGCATTTGCTGCAAGAGTAGTATTGCTCCAAGGAATAGTTAAAGCATAACTTGATTTAGATGCCATATTCTTCAACAAATTTTTAATAAGATCTCTAAGCTGGTCCGGTAAATGTCTATTAATACCTGTAGCCATTTGAGATATAATTTCTCTAGTGCTACTAGCAGTGGTCTGTTCAACCTGAGCCAACATTTCTAAATAAAAACTATTTACCTCAACAAACGCAGATTTAAATTGTGATAAAGATGCTGGAGTAGGTGGCCTCGTCGTTGAATTAAAAGTGTTGTCGATTTTAGTATCTAATAGATATAGCCTTTCTGGAGTTACAATATATGCTCTATAAGCTTGTTTTAAAAACTGGTTAGCCATATTAACAATATCTGCAATTTTACTAGGATCAGTCAATGTGCCTGTTCTGTTAATAATGCCTAATTTTATTAATTCAGCCATGAACTTTTGATAAATTTCCATAGCTAATTTAGATCTTACATACTCTAAATTTGCACGACTAATAGCTGGGTCAGACTTATCAACATTGCCGCCTGCGGCTTGCCATGCTGCTCTGCCTATAAACTTTATTGCATCTAAAACACCTTCTTTAATTATAACTTCATTTATTTTCATTTTTAAATTTTTTCACACCACGAATAAATTTAGCTTGATCTTCGTTTTTAATGCTAACTAGTAGTCGTTTTTTTAATTCTTCGCTTTGCTCTTCAGAATAGTTTTCCTTAATAAAATTAAGTAAATTAATTGCACCTTGAATTACATGAGTGGCCCTGCTTTCAACCAAGTTTTCTCTGTCTCTTAGTAGTCTAAGTGATTCTAATTCTTCTAATAAACTACGGGTTTTGCGAAGCAAAATTATACTCCTACGCCATTATATATTTATATCAAACCAAAAAACTAGTAAAATGCTAATTGCTTGTTTTCAAACTAGCCAACATTGATTTTAGCTTATTTGTTTGGACATCTGCATTAATTTTGCTGTTTTGGTTGTTAGGAGTACTCTCGACCCTACTAGTTGTTTTTAATTGATTTAAAATACTGGTAGTTTGTGGTTTAAGAGTGCCTGGAGTGCCTTGTGCATCCTCACCTGGATCTGTAATTCTTAAACTTTCTAGATCAAAATCTAAATCTACTTTTTGTCCAACACCACTACTGCTTCTAGTTTTCATTAATTGAATTTGATAACGGCCACGCTCACGCATTGCCCTACTAGTAAAAATACCAAATACATTATCTGCTGTATTAATTTTACTAATACCACCTGAAATATGACTATGGTCAAACTCAATTTCTTCAACTGCACTACGATTAAGTTGGCTTGCAGTAATCATAAGAATATTAAATTCTTTAGCTAAATTTCTTAGTTCTTCACTGACATATTTGTCTTTAACGAACAAATCATTTGGACTAACTTTAGCACTTACTGGCATTACAAGATCCAAGTAATCAACCATAATAAAATCTGTTCGTTGATTTGTTTGTACTTCTAGTTCTTTTAAATAAGCACGAATTTGGTTTACATTACTTTGTGCAGGCATATATTTGATACGAAGACTGCCAGATTTTTTGCCAGCCATTTTAATTTTCATTTCTAAATTATCTAAGTCTTTAAAAATTTCTCTAGTACTTACATTAGCAATCATACTATCCATACGCATAGCACAAAGTTCTTCACTAAGTTCTAATGTAAGAAATACACCATTAAGTCCTTGTGTAATCCAATTTATGCTAATGTTTTGCATGAAAAGACTTTTACCACTGCCTGAACCACCTGCAAATATATTAAGCTCACCTCGATTCATACCACCAAACAAACGACGATCTAATGTAGGCCAACCAGTACTGACTTGCCCATTGTTATTTTTAATCTTCATTAATCTAGTGCGTGGATCAGCAAAATAGTCTGTACCTAAATCTTTAGTTAAACTGATTTGTACTGCATCTTTGATTAACTTTTCAACTGGGTCAAAGTCACCTTTTTCAATTAAATCTGCACTGAGTAAAATTGCCCTTTCTAGTTCTTGCCTTTTAGTAAATTGTTCAAATTCAGTCATGAACCATTCATAATGATTCTCTGCAAGGTCTGGTATTGGTTTTAATTCTAATCCTGTTACTGCTTGTATTTGTTCCAGCTTGGGCATGGTACTGTATTGACTTACATGCTCTTTAATAAATTTGGCAGTGGTTTTTAAACTCCTATCAAAATTATCTGGATTGTATATATTTTGAATTCGAACATAACTTTCTGGATTTTGTAATAGCATTTCCAAAAAAAGTTTTTGCAGATCTGTATTATATTCTTTAGTCATATAGTTTGTTTATACTTTTTTGCCAGTAAAGAAATCTTTAACGAATTTGATTCTTTTGTTTGTAAAATATTATATATAGTGAATAATTTCCCGTATTTTACAACAGAATCATTAATATCTTTACAATTTTCTCTCCAGTCTGGGAAACTTACTGACCATCCATATTCTATGGCTTTGTTAATCATTTGCTCACCTGGCCAAACTTTTTTTCCATTTTTGTTTATTTGTAAATCAAAGTCTGGCACTACAATTACTTCTCTTGCTAATTCATCAATTAGGTTTGCCTGTTGTTCACTAATATCATTTGTTTGTGTACTAACACCATCTATACTCATTGCATCAAAAGCACCTTCACAAACTATTACGAATTTGCTATCGTTTTTTTGATTATCTAAATTAAATACAAACCCTGCTGGATGATTACTATGATATTTTGGAACAATACCTGAATTTAAAGCCCTAGCAGTATACCCTACTATTTCATTTCGGTATTTGAATGGGATAATTACCCTATGACTTAGTTTATGCTCTACTTCTGGGCTCCAATAAAACTCATATTTTTGTAATGATATTTTTCTATCGTAGATATATTGTACAGAATCTACCAATCCTTTATCATAAGGCCGTTCTGCTAGTTCATAAAATTCTACCCAGGCAAAAAAATTCAATGCTTCTTTGGGTAATTGCTTTGGTTCAAATTTTATTTCATCTTCGATTGGCAGTATAGTATTTGGATCTATTGTTTCTTTTATTTGCCAAGCAAGGATACTTAGTCGTTTTATTTCTAAAGAATCTACACCTAACCATTCAAGAAGTTTTCTAAATTTATAAGTAAGTGCTCTGCCTGGAATATAGCTAGTTTTGAATTTACAATTAAAGCAACTATAACTGATTTTACCATCAGGACTAGCAATAATTCCAGCTCTACCCCTTGTGTCTTGACTTTCTCCATTGTGTGGACAGCAAACTGCATTGAAACTAATCCAACCGGCTTGGTTTTGTTTTTTCTTGCCTGGAAGGATAGAAATTACGAATTCTTGAATAGAAAGTGACATGTTATTATTATAAACTAATATTATGTTGAAGTCAAAAAAAGTTAGGCAAATTTGATCATTGTAAAAATTACCCCGGGAGACTGGGGCAATTGCCCGCTAGAAGGAAATTTTAAGCAATTCTAACTTTTGTTGTAATGGAGCAACCATTGTTTTTGTATCAGCCTGGTCAGTGGTCTTTGCATCAACAGCCTTGTGATTGGGTCTATTTTCTACATCGCCAACAAATTCATCAATGGACTGTTTATCTTTTTTAGTTTTATTAAAAAGATTAAATTCGTGTCCTAAAAAATCTGCTATTTTCATTATGTATTCAAGAAAGTTGTACTGTTTTGATTTATTGCACTTTGATATACTGTGCCTATTTCAGTTAATGTGATTAATGTGCTTCCGCCATTGGCAGGTAGCACGCTAACTTTTTGCCCAATAGTACTTAAAACAATATCTGTAGGTCTATTTGCGGGAATAGCAGGTCCCACATTGCTGGTTAATGTTGCTGGTGCATTAATTGCATATACACAAGTATTATTTGCTACAATTCTGACCTTAGTAGTGTTTAAAGTGTTTGTGCCTGCAACATTTGCTGCAGTAGATGTTACAATGGTATAACTTGCCATGTCATAAATCCTGTTATTATATTATTTAGTTCTAGACTAATCTACTTATAAACCGAAGTTAGACTTCCAGGTTTAATCCATACTCCTGCTCCAATTGTAATTCCATTTCCTATTATTGTATTCATAATCCGTATGCAGCCTTATTTGCATTGTAATTTTGTAAAACCTGTGCCGACGATAGTGCTGCAGTATATAATCTTGTGACACCTATACGACCATTCATCCATTGACTGTAGTCACCGCCATTATATGATCCTATATACAAGTTTGCTGATGTATTCAATATACTTGAAAAACTGTGCGACACACTACCTACGCTGACTCCGTTAATGTAGGCTTCCAGTGAGTTAGTGGCTACATTTTTCCAAACATAAGTTACATGCGTCCAAGTGTTCAATGGTATTGTATAAGCGGGTGTGTCTACTACACTACTACCGTTACCTATTTGAGCATAAATGGCATCACCGATAATTCGTATACTATATGACACATCTTGTGCTCCGCCACCCGGATCAAATTTACCCATTACAACTTTACTGCCGCTACTACTGCTTAAATATACCCAGGCTTCCATTGTCCAATCACCACTACCAGGTTCCAATAGGGCATTATCGGCAATACTAATTTGACTGCTACTACCGTTATAGCTAAAATAAGGACTTGTAAAAGTTATATTGCTCATTGTTCCTGCTAAGGAAGTACTGGCAAGATTTGTTATTGCTGTGCCTGTACCTGGGTAACTTGTTGCAAAATTTGGGTCGTACCATAATATAAGATTTGATGTTACGATGTTAGGTAATGTAAAATTTGATAATTGATTATAATAGTTTTGCCTAATTTGTTCTTCGGTTAATTGAACATTGTACAGTTTTAAGTTTGCTACCTGACCCCATGGTTGACCTGCAGTATCGTTATTACCCCAACCCCAATGTGTGGTTCCTCCTGCTCCATATGCTATTGAACTGCCAACTTCTGTACCATTTATGTAAAATCTTTGAGAAGAATTAGTTCCGACCACTGCATATTGAACCCAAACATCTACCGAAGAAGCAAGGTCGTAATTTGAAGTTCTAAATTCACTATCCCAATATCCTAATGTATTTGTTCCATTAGGTATTGTGATTGGTGTGTATTTGGGTGAATATGTATAAAGTAATGTTCTAAATGATGATGACGCTATTAATCTAGCCCATGTAATATATGTATATCCTGTTGTCGGCAATAAAGGCCCAGTTCCATTTACAACAACTCTATTATTACCTGTAGTACAATCAAAGCATTTAACACCGTTCAACATAGTGTATACTGCGCCACTTAGTGAATTTGTATATCCATTACCAGACAAATCATTTACTGTTGTACCTGACCCGCTATAGCTTGCGCTTTGATTTGCATCTAGATACAGAACAAGACCTAATGTTGGAGCAGTAGCATCAACTACACGAACTCCCTTTATTGTTACACCTTGTATTATCATAACAATCTCTCAAAGCTGATAAAGTTATTGCTATAACTGCCGCCAATCATCATGGTAATACGATAAACTCTGTTGTTTGTGTTGTCTCTAACAACATAAATGGCAGTGTCACCTTCACTGCTAAAATTGTAACCTTGAATCGAAGTACTGGGTGTGGTTGTTAACGAAATGTTTCCAGCGGCGCCACCTGGGGCACCGACCACAAGACTGTAAGATGACGATACAAAACCAGTAACTGTTCCAGAAACTGTGGCCAAACTTAGTCCACGATTGCTACTTGTTGTTACCGTGGCTTTTAAGTTGTCCATTGTGACAAATGTGCCAGCATTAACTATTCCACTCACACGATTGTTCAACAGTGTGCCTACACCGTCGGCGGCCTGGGTCAAATCAATGTAAGCACCGCGAGCTGTACCACCACCTTCAAAGAACCTGATTAGATCAACATACTGGTCGAGTACAACAGTGTTGCCCCCCAGTGTGCTGTTGGCTGCTTGAGTAAAAGCAATTTCGCCGCCTTCGTTACCGTTAGGGCCCGTTGGCAATGTTAGTGAACCGCTATTATCAAATGTCCAACTATAACTACCTGCAACTAAGGTCACATTAGGACTTGTACCAGTAACATTACCTGTGATAGAAATGTTACCACTAAAGTTATTGGCTGTCACATTGCCATTTACTGCTACTCCTGTACCATTGGCACTAATGTATGCACCAGTATTAAATGTAATTTGACCACTGTTTGCTGTGAAAACAAGGTTCCCTGCTGTTCTTAAATTACCGCCAGTAATATTTCCTGTAACACTTGCTAAACCAGTAGTTATTAAATTGCCTCCTGTAATATTACCAGTTGTAACTATCGTATTAGTTCCAAATGCAGATAATAAAGAGGCTACATTACTGTCTCCATAGTTACCGACACCTCCGCCTAATCCAGTCAGAATACTTTGTCCATTTGCATAGTTAATACTTGATACATTTGACGGCAAGGCTAAATTGCCATTGTCGTTAAAGGTCCATGTTTGTGATGTTCCTCCAGTATTGGCTCTAATACTAACATATGTATTAGCGTATAACTCAGCAGACACCGCCCCCATAAACAATGCAGTAGAATCATCATTAGTAGTTGTTAGATATGCGCTGTTAGAACCGTAAGTAGTAAAGTCTAGTTTAGAATTTCCTAATCCAATAAATGTGTTAGCAGTAATATTAGCTGCTCCAGTAATATTACCGCCTGTCATTATTATATCACCACCAGTGCCCGATGTAATAATAATATTACCTGGAGTATTTAAGTTTCCTGTCGTATCAAATGTCCATTGCGCTGAACTGCCTGCACCATCATTTGCATTTATTATAATGTTACCACTGTTTGATAATTTAAGATATAAATCATCGTTACCTAGGAATAGTTCAGTGCTATAAAGATTACCAGATGTTAAGTGTAGGTGATTATAATCAACACCACCAGTTGGATAAATTAATAATCTTTGGTTATCATTAATAAATCCATCTGGCTTTATAACTACAGCCGAACCAGGAAAGCCTCCAGGAACAGTTTCTTCAGTAATCACACCGCTTTGCGGTAATGTGACATTACCGTCAACTCCGAATTGCCATAATGCAGAATTAATTAAATTATTAGCACTAAGAGAAATATTCCCAGTGTTAGTCAATTTTACATATAAATCGTCATTACCCAAATAAAGTTCAGTATTGTATAGGTTGCCGCTAGTTAGGTGTAGGTGATTAGCATCATTTACTGTTGGGTAAACCAGCAATTGTTGATCGGCATTGGTTCCACCTGGTGGCATTAACGCAACGGCACTACCACTAAGTCCGCCGTCTGGAATGTTAGTTTCATAAACAACACCACCCATTGGCAGTGTTAAATTGCCTGATGTACCATCGAAAGTCCAATTACCTAAGTGTGATTCTATAACAAAAGTTTGATCAGTAATGTTGGCAAAAATATCACTGTCTGATTTAATGAGAATGTCTGCATCTGTAGATTCAATTATAATATCTTCTGCACTAATTTTGTTGCCTAGGAATTCAAAATCTCCTAAATACGCTAAAGTGCTCTCTAATTTATATGCAGTTAAATTACCTTCTGTAGTAATAGAAGTATTCGAGTCATTGGTTAATGTAGGTTGTCCATTAATTGTTAATATATTACTATCTGTAATTCCTAATGCAACATTGCCTATGTAAATTGTATTATTTGTTACCCAAAGATTTGCCCATTGATTTGTAATATTACCTAGGGTATATACTCCATTTGCTGCTGGTATAATATTGCCTTCCCATCCACTTTGGCTATACGCAACGACATTGGCATTACTATAATTGGTTCCTATTCCAGTTGCACCAGTTGCACCATTAAATCCTGTAGCACCAGTTGCACCATCTAGTCCTGTAGCCCCTGTGGCTCCATTAAAACCTGTAGCTCCTGTACTGCCTGTTACCCCAGTTGCACCAGTTGCACCATCTAGTCCTGTAGCCCCTGTGGCTCCATTAAAACCTGTAGCTCCTGTACTGCCTGTTACCCCAGTTGCACCTGTAGCACCAGTTGCGCCTACAGAATCTATAATTCCAGTGAGTAAAGCACCATTGCCTAAGAAATAAGTTGCAGAAACATTACCACCAACACTTACTTTACCAGTACCTAGTGGGTCTAATACGATATCTTGATTAGCTTGAGACCCTGATATAGTTTGATTTACAATATTTAAATTGCCAATATTGACATTAGAATCGATATCATTGCTAATTTTATATCCGCCTGGGGTAACACCATCATGAACATACAAACTCCAATCTGTAGTGTCAACGGTAATTTCACCCTGTGCACCCACATAAGTAGAATTAACTGTGGTATTACCTCTTTTCCATTGTACTGTTTTACTCATTATATGTTCCCAAAGTCAAATATCGCACTGGTTACCCCATCACTTACTAACCCTAAATCTAAATTAGCAGGTGGAGGAACAGGATATGCAACACTACTTACAATTACCTGCCCGGCAGCTCCATAATTGTCATCAACATATGCTGCTACATTAGCAGATCCGTCATTTATTTTTACATTAAAAGTGTATCTTTCCCTATCTAGTTGGACCATGTCTAATTGCGATATAGTTACTGTGCCTAATCCTATACTAGCATTAACTACAGTTATATTACTACTTAAAACTGTGTTTGCATTAGTAAAAACATAATCATCTACAATGTTGAAGGTCATTGTATATGCTGCTACATTAACAGGCTTTTGATCGCTATTTAATACTTTAACTTTTAAGACATTGTCTATACCTTTGTATATTTGTAAGGGCTTTGTATACACTACTCTGTTCCTTTGCTTAATTTCAGGATCCAAATCAAATTGAACCAATACGACATTATCATATAAATAGCTTGTGATTTGTTGCATATGGTATTTAGCAAATTGCTAGTATCCATTTGCTCAACCAATAAATAATCTTGTGGATAATTATATTAAAACTTTATTAGACCAATACCCGTTTTTAAGCTTTGTAACTTATAGTACGAACGAATATATAGGTATAATTCAAAATCAAGACGATGTTATTACTAGCATTTATGACTTCGGGATGCTGAAAACAGAAGATCAAAAGAAAAGATTTCTGGCTTTGGCTGAAAGCTGGTGGTGGGAAAGTAATAGAATGATACCCATTAACCTTTTCCTTAAAGGCGATTGGGCTGAATTTAGACCTATTCTTAAAACATTAAATAGCAAAGATGTATGCTTGAAATACGGCCCAGCAGTGAGCCTGAAAGATACAGGCCATAAACGAAGCAAAAGAAGAAGTATTACTTTAGTTAGAAGAATGGTCTGATTCTTCCAGTAGATTCATATTTACTACCACTAAATGAGCATACCCAACACTATGACTATGCTTGAAATAATAACTATTGTCTGATGGTTTGATCCATATGGTCTTAGCAACCTCGTCCCAAGATTTGCCTATTAAATGACGCTTTGCAGGACGAATAACAGCTAAAAACATTGCCATTTTGTTGATGTCAGTTACTGCCTCAGGCATCGCAATTAATGTATCATAATGATTGCCTATATGTATTAGCCTGGAACAAAATTCTTTGTCATATAATTTATGCCAATTAGGCTCTTTACTGAGTAAACTATTTAAATGCTGTTCATCTTTTACTTGTTGATATAAATTTAAATTCAGAAAATCTAACTTGAAATACCCACGAGACTCAGCAACTTTATAGTCTAAATTGGCAGTATTTGTTATGGCATTGTATGGAATGTCCTGACAATATATGCCAGTATTATGTTGGCTTATTTTATCGTCATTTATAATAGCAGCATTTATATGTTTAATTTTACTTAAAATTTTTGTTCTATCTGCTAAATCTAGATCAATATCAGGCATTGTCGATTTCTTCCCAACTTGGTGCATAGTTACCAAAGTGCTGTACAGTTACGGCTGATGCTTTATTGGCAAACATTATAGCATTTTCTATGTTTGATGTTTGCAAATAATTTACCGAAAATGCTGCTAAAAATGTGTCTCCAGCACCACAAACATCTGTTATTTCTTGTTTGTGTACTTGGAAAGGTGAATACACTTGCTTACCATCATTATAGTATAATACATGATTACTGCCTCTAGTCACCACTAAATTTTTAGGTTTACTTGTGGTTTTTTGATATTCTAACTCATTTATTTTTACAAATACACGATCAGAATAAAATTGTTGAAGATCGGGTTTTTTAGTATCAATGAATACTAAACCTCTAGACTCTTCAATAAGATAACAAATACTGGCATAGTCTAAAAACCCTTTATTGTAATCAGAAATTATTATAGCATCATAATTTTTTATACTAGTGGGCAACTGCCTATTCCAAACTGCTACAGGTGGGTCATAATCTATGCGCAAAAGTTTTTGATTAGTCTTTTCTTCTACTATTCTTTTTTTATATATTTGTTCAGTACAAGTAAGAAAGTCTGGATAAATTCCCAACATACGCAAATTTAAATTTACATTTGCTGCCATACCCTTTTTTTCATAAATTTTGGTATTTCTTACTACAGGTATAGGCGCTTCTTCACTTATTTTTATAACACGACAGAACTCATACCTGTCAATACAACTTTCCCCAATCAATAATACTTTGAATTTTATTAGTGGTTGAATATTGGTCGATTCTTTCATAAAATATTATCTCTTTACAGTATTCTTTGCCAATTATAGGCTTATCTTTGTAATCACTACCTTTAATCATTATGTCTGGTGCAAAGTCTTTAATCTTATTTGTTAGTTCTAAGTCTGAATCAAACACCTCTACTCTATCTACATACTTCAAACTTTGCAGTAAAAAAACCCGCTCATGTTCCCCATATACTGGTCTACTTTGCCCTTTTAGTTCCTTTATCCGCCTATCACTATCTATTAACACATACACAAAACTAAATGGAATTAGGCTAGCGAATTCCAATAACTTGACATGTCCCAGATGTAACATATCAAAACATCCATTTATAATAACCTTTTTCATTCAATGACACTTCTTAATAATTCAAGATTAGCGCAGGTATAGGATTGATATTGTGTTTTTAAATTGTTAGGCATAGGTATATATTTAATAGTAGCACCAGTTCTAGATGCAATTTGCTCAGCAATAGATCTAAAACTTCGGGGGTTCCCTGTTCCTACATTCCACACACCAGATATTTCTTTACTAAAAAATTTTGTTTGTATTTCTATTACCTGCTCTACTGGTATAAAATCTCGTAAATAATTTTCAGAATTTTCGAACAATACAATCTCGCGATTGTGTATAGCTTGACTTAAAAACTTGTGATAAGGACTAGCTTGGTCACCTTTATGTTGTTCGTGTGGACCATACACATTGAAATATCTAAAACCTTGTGCTACTAAGTTTGGATATTTGTAAAGATTTTTTGCTACATATTGTTCAAATAAAAACTTACTCCATGCATACACACTTTGTGGTTGAGGCATATCTGTTTCGCGAAAAGTTTTACTTGCACCATACACACTTGCACTGCTTGCGTATTGTAACTTGATATTACGCTTTCCGCATTCTTCAAATAACCAGCAACTGAACTCATAGTTTTGTAACATGACTTTATGAATGTCACGCTCAAGAGTATTAGTTATTGCTCCTAAATGAATAACTAATTCAACATTGTTAAAATCTGGCAGTGGTTCTCCCCACTCATACAATTTAATATTATGATGTGCTAGGGCACTTACAAAGTTTTGTCCTATAAATCCTTTATATCCTGTAACTAAAATATTCATGATTGATTATCACCAGGCAATACTCTATAATTATCTTCTTCACTGTCTTTTGTACTAACTTCAATTATTGTGCCTTCTTCCAAACAAAATAGTTGATGTGGGACCAATTGCAGATTTGTCCATGTCTGTCCGATCTCCAATGTTTGACCATATTGTTTAGCGTTTTTAGTATCTATCCATTTTAAAAAAAATTTACCTGACAGCACATACCAAGTTTCCGATTTTTCTGCATGAAAATGCATACTGAATTTTGATCCTTTAGTAAAGTTTAAAAACTTGGCACAATATTTGTCATTATCGGCCCATATAGTTTCGTTTCCCCAGGCTTTTTTTACAATTTTACTGGTCACTATAGTCCTGCTTCTTTAAGAATAAGTTTACACCATTCTGCATCTGCAACAAAGTCCTTAAATCGTTTACTCCAATGGTCTGGATCGATACATG